GCACTCAACAACTTTGGTATTGAGGGTTTCAAGCTCTTCTTCTTTAAAAGAATTGGCAATGGCTTGCCGACAGGTTGGACAATCATCATGCGATTGAAAGAAACTGATATCTTTCTTAAATTTGGATAAGTTGCTTTCAATTTGCGATTCAAGTTTTGTAATCGTCTTAACCTTAGCCTCTGTTTCAATTTTACTCGCAACAACCAATTGGAGTTCTTCTGTCTCTGTGGTAAGGGCCGTAACATTTGCGAGTAAGGCGGATATGGTATCATTATGATATTGAATCTCTGTATCATATTCTTTTATCTTTTCTTCATTGTTTTGTTTTAACTCTTCAATATGTTGTTTTTGCAATTCATATTTTTGATTAGCCAAATCTCTTTCATGTTTCTTTTCATATATCAAATCTTTATTGTTTGATAACTTATCTCTCACTAAAGTATTCATGGTAGAAAAGATTTGAATGTCCAATAAATCTTCAATGATAGTTCTTCGGTCTGATGCCGACAGTTGCATGAATGGAGTAAATGATGCACTTCCTAGAATTACAATCTGTGTAAATGATTTGTAATTGAGTTTGAGAATAAACTTTTCTAGATGTTCCTGATAATCTCTACTTGCAGCTTCTTGGTTTAGAAGTTCGCCATTACAATATATTTCAAAGATATTTGGTTTGATACCACGAACAATACGATAGTTTTTATTGTTAGTATCTAAGGTGACTTCAACCACACAATCTTTACCATTGATTGAGTTTACAAGTTGTGGTTTATTAATTGACCGAAATGGTTTGCCAAATAAAGCAAAACACAATGCATCAAGCATCGTGCTTTTTCCAGAACCATTTTCACCAACAACAAGAGTGTTTGGTGTGCCGTCTAGTTTGATTTCTGTGAAGTGATTACCGGTACTTAACAGATTTTTCCACTTAACATTACGAAATATAATCATTCAGCAACTTCTGTATTCAATGCCTCAACATAGAGCTCTCGCATGAGAGTTTTTAATTTATCGGGTTCAACTTCTAATTCCAAATTATCAATATATTTGGAAAGAATTGTCATTGTATCTTCTGCCTGGTCAATAATATCTTGGTCATCGTCTATCATTGTATCAGTAAAATCTTCAACAATTGACAAATCAGCCACACCAGTTTTGTATAGGTTGTCTACGACATGGTCAAACAGATATGGATTTTGTTTGTTTAATACCACAACCTTTACATAGGTATCTTTTAATACATCAAAGTCATATGTTTTCCACCATTCAAAGTCATGTGCGGTATCATCATATGTTACCTTGTTAAACATTGTAAATGGGTTACGAATAAACTCCAAGTGCCGTGTGTCTGTGTCAAATATATGAAAACCTTTTGGGTCATTATAATCAGCCCAAGTCATTTCATATGGTGTGCCCACATATACAATGTTGTGGTCTGACGATTTGTGATGAAAATGGCCAGACAAAACGATATCATAACTCTTTAATAGGTCTTTGTCAATACCTACCTCTGAAACATTGCCACGATCCATTTCAAAACCACGAATCTCAAAATGCCCAAAGGCAATTTGTGATTTAGAATCTTTTATCTTTTGTAATATTTCTTCGGCATTGTCATCACACATCCAAGGTATAACATCAATTGGAACACCATTAAATTCTATGGTAACAAAATCATCATAGTGTTCAACATTGTCATATTCATTGAGAAGTAAGCCGGTTGAATTAACTTCTAATGTGTTCTTAAAAGCTACATCGTGGTTGCCAAGAAGAGTATGAACTTTGATGTTTAATTTTTTACATTTGTCAAAGAAGTATTTGCGGCATAGATAGAGTGAGTTGAAATTGATAAACTTCCGCCTATCAAACAAATCACCCATTTGAAAAACTACATTGATTTTATTTTCAACCAAATATGGAAAAAACACTTCATCATAGAAGCGTTCAAAATATTTGTGAAAATCTAAAGAATCACCACGAGCACCAAAATGTGTGTCACCAAGAATACATATTTTCATATAATTTGATTTTTGAAAGCTTCTATTTCATCTTTCAGTTTAAGTTTCTTTTTCTTTAACTCTGTTACTAATCTATCATCACCATGGCGATTATACTGCATTTGTATTTCTTTGTCAAGGCCATCATGTAATTCTTGTAAATGTTTAATATGATGTTCAATTTTTATTTTGTCCATCTACCACTCCAAAACTTTTATATTTGAAATATCGCACGGCTCTTCTTTACTACAATTTTTGTATGCCAAATACATCAAAGGTGCGCAAGCTGTCATTGTAACACAAATGATTATGATAAGCAAGCTTTTCAAGGCAAATCTTCTTCTAAAAACTTTTCTAATCCTTTTGTTTTGCCTTCTTTTTTCTTGCGTTTATTTTCTTCAAAATTGTAAATAAACTCGGAAATGTTTTCATACAATTCAAATGGCCTCATATTACCATCCGAATCTTCATACATTTCAAACTCGTCTAATATGCCAAACTGTTCTGTTGCCTTATACTTAACATATAATTGTTTCTTCTCTTTCATAATGCGGCGAAGAAAGGCATAGTAAATAATCTGTGTAAAGTAGGCAAATGGATTCTTGGACTTATCGGGGTCAAAGTTACGAAAATACATAAGGCAGTTTTCAATGCCATCTGCAATCATTTCATCACGGAAAGAATATGATATGAAATTTGGCTTGCGTGATAGATGGTCTGCAATCTTTAGAAAACACTCTCCAATGTAATTTGGTATTTGTGGATCTGGTTTGTTTTTCTTTTTGGCCTCATCACAAGCCTTTTTGTATTCAATTAACGCAGCCAGAAAATCGGCGTTATTCACATAATGTTTAGTTGCTTTTGTCATCTTTGCCTCTTTTTACGCTTGACACATGAGATAATGGCGGTGTTCCGGTTGCAAGTAATTCTTTACTAACTATATCCAGGAGCTTTAAAACTCTTTTTCTATAATCAAATCCTAACATAGAAGCTTTTTCTCCTGTACCATAAGGAGGTGTTCTTTGTTGTGAGTAGTATTGATCCGCCGTAATGTCAATTATTTCCTTTTCTTTTGTTACTGCCCACCAGTGCCAAATACCTTCATCATCTAATGCTCTATACAATTTAATGTTTTGACTGCCAAACAATTTCTGTAAACAAGCAGAAGCGGTATGACAATGACCAAACATAGGGTTCATAGAGTTTCTTTCCACCCATTTCTTAGGTAAAAGGTCTGGTGTTAAGTGTTTGGTAATTATAACACAAGCCTTATTTAAAAGCAAGCGGTTATATTCAAACATTTCCATATTTGGTATTTTTAATCATTGTAAAACCTTTTAAGAGCTCTTGAATACCCATATCAAGGTTATAAAATGGTGTAAATCCTTCTTTTTCAATCTTTTCGTTAGAGACCATGTAGTTGCGTTGGTCTTTATCTTTACCAATTTCTGCATCAATAATTTCAAACCGTGGCACATATTTTTTAATGTTCTCACAGAGTTCACGCTTTGATACATTGGCAGTTGAAAGTCCTACATTGTATACTTGGCCTCTCATAGTTTCTTTTTGTATTGCCATTTTAAATGCTTGAACAACATCACGAACATGGATATAATTGCGTTTAAAATGTGATTCAAATAACACAACAAATCCATCATAAATAGAACGATAAGTCATATCATTTACTAACAAATCTATTCTCATTCTTGGCGACATACCAAATACGGTTGCGAGCCTTAAACTTGTGGCATTTGGATGATCCATTAAAACTTTTTCTACTTCTACCTTATCTATTGCATAACGGGAGATAGGATTCAAAGGTGAATCTTCATTACAAAAATCTCCTGTTCCATATGCACTATTTGTTGTAGGCATAATTACAACTTGGTCTTTATTTAAGTATTTCATCATCATAAACACGGCATCTTTGTTTGTTGTTGTGGCACCAATTGGATCTTTATCACAAAAAGGTGCGCCAACATAAGCTGCAAGAGGTATGATAATATCGGCCTCTTTCAACAACGGTGCCATGTCTGCTAATATACGAACATCACCACGATACACTCTGAAGTTTGATAGGTGACAAACATGATTTAATGATGATTGGCCAAAAAGAAAATTATCTAATACCGTAACATTATGACCATCTTTTAATAACTCTGGCACAAGAACAGAACCAATGTAACCTGCACCGCCTGTAACTAATATGTTTGCCATTTAAACCTCATTTAGTATCTTTGTAATTTCATCTATTTCATTTATCTCCATAGATGGAAAATTACCAATGTAAAAACCATAGAAATGAATATGTTCAGTTATTGGAAAGTTTAAGTGATAATTTTCAGGCACAATATTTTTTAAATATGGTTGTCGTAATTGATTACCACCACCTGCACTACCACGGCGAAACTCAATGCCTTCATCTTTCATTCGTTTCATTAATCTTTCTACAAACTCAGGATCTTTTTCATTTACAATTAAATTGAAAGCATAATTACTTGCACCAAGCAATTTAAAACCAATGTAATATTTTTTCTGATTTAATTTTGATAAGAACCTCTCATGGTTTAGATTTCTTATTTTAACATTTCCTGTTAAACTTGGCAACTGTGAAAGACCAAGTATACCGCCTAGTTCGGTGTTTCTCATATTGTAGGCTGCATGAGCAAAAATAAAATCTGGATTCAATTCTGGATTCTGAAGCTTATAAGCTAACTTCAATTTATCATTACCACATTCACGAACCATGCCGTGTGAACGAAGCATACGAATTGTGTGGTAAACTTCTTCATCATTTGTGCAAACCATACCGCCTTCAATTGTTGTCATATGGTGTGCATAATAGAAAGAGAAATTGGACATCCATCCAATACTGCCGCAAAGCTTCTGTCCGTGCATTGCTCCATGCGACTCGCAAACATCTTCAATCAATGGAATGTTACTTCTAGCCAAAGTTGATATCAAGTCATCACTTAATGCATTAAAGCCTTGAATATGTGATAAAAACACAGCACGGGTATTTGGAGTAATGGCACGAATAATTGCATCACTATTCATACCTAAAGTATCCATGTCCACATCCACAAATACAGGTGTAAAACCGCATTGTATTACTGAGGCAACATCTGATATCCAGGTAAGAGGCGGCACGATTACTTCACCACCTTCAGGATATTTAATCTTCAGCATTGTCATTGATAACAAATTGGCCGAAGCACCTGAATTAACAAACACCGAATATTTAACTCCAAGCCACTTTGACCAGGCTTCTTCAAACTGCTTACACTTAGGTCCGTTTGTGAGAATTGGGTCATCTTGTTTTAAATGTTGAATCATGGCATCTAAATCACGCCGTGATATATTATTACGCATTAAGGGATATTTCATATTACCTCACGAATTGTTTAATATAACTTGTGAACCATCGTTGTCAAATCTAAATGGCACCCAAACTTTAATTTGTTCCATTCTTCGCTTAAATTCTTTTTGGTGATTTGGCGGCACGAGAAACATAAAGAAACCACCACCACCTGCGCCCATTAATTTACCACCATAAGCACCATGTTCTATGGCAGAATAATAAATGTCATCAATCCAAGGTTGAGTGACGCCATCTGCCAAATTTCTTTTTATATTCCATGCTTTATCTAGCAGGTCTCCAATTATAAACATTTCTTTTTCTTTGGCAAGCATATCAATAGCTTCATTTGCTAAATTTGCCGTTTGTAACAGCTGTTCGTTTGTTTTACCTTCTTTAATGTTATCTACTTTTTTCTTTGCCTGTGTTTCAGCATGGCGAGATACACCTGAAAAACCAAGCATAATATGTGATTCTAAATGATTCTTGTAATCTTCTGTTATAGAAAATTTTTCAGAACTCCAACCTTGGTCTGACATAGTTATGATTTGAATACCACCATGCGCAGCCATAATTTGGTCTTGTATGCCAACATTTTCACCAATTATATTTTGTTCTACATGAATTGCTTCTTGTGCTAATTCTTTTTGATTAATAGTTTTTTTGTTTAATTGATACAAAGCATTTAACAAACCAACTGTAAACGAAGAAGATGATCCAATACCAGACCTTGCAGGTAAATCACCATCATGTGTAATAGAAATACCTTCAGGTATGTTTAGATATTGCAAACAGGCCCGAACAGAAGGATGGTCAATCGCAGAAATGTCATTTACATCTTCTGTCTTTGAATATACAATACGATTGCGGTATTCAAAAAATGGCGGCAGTTTTTTTACAGTAAGATAACAATAATGACCCATGGCCGCAGACAAGCATTTACTTGGATGTTTTTCATACCAAGCAGGATAATCGGTACCGCCACCAAACAAAGATAATCTAAATGGTGTTTTTGTTATAATCATTTTTCGTTATAGTAATCACCCCACTCTACAAGAATTGTTGAACGATTATCATCACGCAACAAAGCTTTCTCATATGCAGGAAATATATCTTCTGGTTCATCTAAGCGAATTACTTCAATTGTTTTGCACATCAAACGAAATGCATCAGTAAAATCACCTATGTGTTGGCATTGTGGATTTAATGGTCTTTCAGAGCCAATACTTGTTCGTATAATTACTTTTGATTTATACTTTGACATAATTGGCAACTTATCAACATGGTTGACCAATTGACTAACCGCACACAACAAAAAATTCCATCGTGGATAAATTGAAATAGGCACACGACCATGAAGAGACATACCTAGTGCCATACCCATTTGCATTTCTTCTGCAACAGGCAATTCAATTAATTTATCTTTTGAAATGTCTTTGAGTGTGTTAGACATTCCTGTTCCTGGTACAGCAACAGCTTGACCTAAAAATAATGTTCTTTCGTCTTGAGCCAAATAATCCATTGACCGTTTAAGTTCATCAAAGTATTTCAAAATTGCACCCTCGTTCCAGCTCCAGCGTGTGGATATTTGGTTTCATATTTGTAATGAAAAATTACATTATTACGGAAATTTTCATAGGTTAATTGTTCATCATTCCATACTTCTCTTGTATCTGTGCAAACTGATTTACCATTATCTTCAATAATAAATTGTATAGGTAATTCATGTTGAATGGCATATTTCATTGATTCGTAAGCAATGCCTGTTTCTGAAGTCATATCACCCATAAAACAAAAAACTTTTGCATCACCGTCACTTCTTTTTATTGACATGGCCGTGCCGACTGCAATTGGTAAAATGCCGCCAACAATTGCTGATGAATATATTCTATGGCTTGGAAAGCATAGAGAGATAGAACGACCTTCTAAAATTTCTTTTTCAATTTCATCAGGTGGCACACCTTTAAGTAAACATTGATAATGTGAACGCCAAGAACAAAACACCCAATCTTGTTGGCGAATGTTTTGAAAAATTGCAATCATCTCATCTTCGTTACCATAATAAAGATGAACTGGTGCCCGTATTTTACCCGCATTAAACTGGTCTGCGACACGAGTTTCAAAATCAATAAGGTCTTGTTTAGTCACCTAATATTTTCCTTTTTAAACGAATCTTTGACATTTCTTCTACATTTAGCCGTGATTGTATGCCAAATTTATTTTCTACCAATTGTAAAAATGGTTTATGAGAGAAATAGGTATGCCATGCATCATCACGAAACTTTAATACTTCAGCACCAGACAATGTTTTGGTTCTCAATGGTTTACAGTCATATGATAAAAAAGCAAACTCTTCAAATGTTTGTGGCAATTCCCAATTATTATTTTTGGCTTCCATATACAATGGGCTACCTGGTAATGCCATCGCTGCATAAAAGTTTGCGTGTTCACAATTAAGTTCTAATGCTAAATCTAATGTCTCTTGCATGGTTTCTTTTGTATCTTCTGGAAATCCAAACATATAATTACCAAGAACATTGATATCTGCATCTTTGATTTGTTTTACCACCTCACGAATATTTACTTGTTTGAATCGGCCTTTATCAATCTCTAATCGCACTTGTTGATTACCAGATTCAATACCTAATGCCAACCAATTTACACCAGCATCTTTAAATAGTTTTAATTGATCCTCACGCACAGAATCCACACGAGCATATGCCCAAAAATTGAACTTCATTCCTCTGTCAACTAACCCTTGTAGAATAGGCACATAATATTTTTTATTCAGAAAAAACATTTCATCAGTAAGGCGAACGGTTCTAACACCATTTTCATACAGATATTCCAATTCTTTCAACATTAATTCTGGTGACCAAAATCTCATACCACGGCTATCAGCAGAAACTATATCATTATCATATTCTGTTCTGTTTACAATGTTAATCATACAGAAGTTACAACCAAATTGGCAACCTAATGATGTATAAATTGCCGCAAATGGTGTGCGACCTTCTTCTAAAAAGTTAGTGTGCCAATAGTGAGCTCTATATTTGTCTAGCAAGTATTTGTCTTTTGGCAATAAGTCCCATGCATAACCAGGCATTACAACATCCATATCGTCTGTCTTAACAATACAACCACCAATTGTAGGCCTTGGAAGCCCATGTTTTTTATACCACATACCACGAACATTATCTAAATGATTTTCTAAATCTGTCTCTAACAAATCTAGCAGACCATATACACCTTCGTTAATGAAAGCAAAATCAACATAAGAGTATTGAATGACTTCATGCGGCAATGCTGAAGTGTGAGAACCAATAAATGCGGTCTTTAGATTTGGATGTGATAGTTTGAGTTGAGTTGCGAGAGATTTGGCACCAATCATCATCGTGGTGCCTGAATTTGGATTTTGCCCATAAAGAACAAAGACCACAAGTTTAGGTTTTGTTGCCGCTATTTCTTCCGCAGCATCTTCATCATTTACATGGCAAGCATCAAAATCTAAAATGCAGGGATTATGACCTTTTACACGGACAGCCTGCGCTAACAAAGCTGCCCATGTAGGCATTTCAATTGCTGAATATGTTTTTGCTAAATCTTGATAGGCTTTTGCGGCACTACTTGGCACCACGAAACACACATTTGCCATAACAACCTCATTATAATAAAATATTTAGTGTAACTTTTTATTTCGTTTTTCTTTGAGAGCTTCAAATATTTCTTCAGTATCTAAAACTCCATCTTCATCATCTTCATCGTCATCATCTTCTTCTGACATTACATCTATTTCTTCCATTCTTTGTTGTGCTTCCATAACTACTTCACCATAATGTTTAATGGCAGAATCTTTTGGGTCAATTATGGTAAGAATATCTGATGTATAAAGAATAGCGTGATTGTCTTTAATGATTTCAATTGGCAACCAAGGCATCATCATCATTACAGTTTGACCTGTTGGTATTCTTTTAAATATGACCTGCATTGGGTTATGTAATATGGCAGTTTCTTCATCTTCTGATTGAATATAATCTGCTATGATATCCTCGCCACCATGCAAACGAATAATTTTAATATTATTATTAGGTGTTGTTTGCATTTTTAAGCTCTATGTTGTAAAATTTATAGTTGAACTTTTCTTCATCGTATATCTTAACTCTTTCAATAAAATGCTTGAGTGTATAATTAACAAATTTGCCAACACGAAAATCATCTGCAATATCAAAAAGTGTTGCTTGTGTTTTGTTATCACCAATTCTTAAACCACGACCTATTGACTGAAGATTACGGATGCGGGATTTGGATGGACTGGCAAATATAATATTGTGAAGGTTACGGATATTGACACCAGTGCTAAAAGTGCCATAAGAAGCAACAATGATAGCATCATTTTCCTTTTCAGTAATTGAACGAACTGATTCCCGCACCTCAACATCTGTACCACCAAATACGAAAAATACATGACGCTTACCAGCATCAGCTTTGATAATGTTGTGTAAATCTTTTCCATGTTTCTCCACAAATTGAAATAATATAAGTGTATTGCCTTCTAATGACAACACCAAGTTTTTAATAAATTCGTTTCGTGCTTTATTTTGCACGATAAAGTCCATTTCTGTATTGTAATCCCAATCACGAGCCATTTTACAAAGTGGGTCAGGATACTTCAACACAAGGCATTTAATATTGAAATCTGCTAATTGACCTTTCTCAATTAATTCTGAGGTGGTCGTTGCCTTATAAACTGGTCCAAACAAACCTTCTAATACAAGGCGATGTGTTTGTGTACCGTCTAATGTTCCTGTGGTACCTATTCTATATTTAGCGTTTGTGCAACCAGATAGAATCGTTGTAAGTGATTTGGCTTTAAACTGGTGTGCTTCATCACCTAATACATAATCAAATTGTTCAAAATAATCTTTTTCATTTTTATAAATTGATTGCCATGTGGTTATGGTAAGAAATTTGTTTGTGTGTTTCTCTTTACCAGAGTATTGGCGGTGACAGTATTTGTCTGAATCATAACCATATGAAGCAAAGTCACTATACATTTGTTCTACCAATGATGTAGTAGGAACAATTAACAAACCTCTTTTGAAATCAGCTTCTTGTAGCCAACGAACAATCAAATAAATGATAAGTGATTTACCTGATGCAGTTGGTGATAGTATGAGTTGGCGTTTATTGCGAACAGCCTGAAGAAAAC